AGAGCATTTGAAGAGGATCGTGGCAAGGCAACCGCAGGAGTGCTTAAGGCTATTGAAACCTCAGCAGCTAAGTTCAACGCAAGGAGACCAGTCTAGTGGCAGATTTAAGAGTTGATATTGCTTCGGAGTTCACCGGTAAAGCAGCCTTTGTAAAGGCACAGAAAGCCACTAGCTCACTCGATAAGGCAGTTGGCAAACTAGGCAAGCAGATTGCCTCAGTATTTGCATTTACTAAAGTAGTTCAATTTAGCAAGGCATCAGTCAAGGCATTTGCCGAGGATGAGGCTGCCGCTAATCGTCTATCTGTAGCAGTTAAGAATCTAGGTCTAGCCTTCGCACAACCTCAGATTGATACCTACATTGCTAAGTTAGAATCAAGCAGCGCAGTCCTTGATGACCAGTTGCGCCCAGCCTTCCAAGCCTTGCTAACAACAACAGGCTCGCTCACTAAGTCTCAAGAACTTTTGACGATGGCAATCGAAGCCTCAAGAGCAAGCGGCATTGATCTCACAACCGTATCTCAGGACTTGGCTAATGCCTATAACGGCAACACAAGAGGATTAAGAAAATATAACCTTGGTCTAACTAAGGCACAGCTCACAACCGTCTCATTCACAGAAGTCCAGCAACGCTTTAATAAGCAGTTCTCAGGAGCAAACGCGACCTTCCTTGATACCTATGCAGGTAAGTTGCAGGTTCTTACAGTTGCATCAGAGAACGCTAAGGAAACAATCGGCAAGGGCTTAGTTGATGCTCTAGCCCTAGCAGGTGGCAAAGATGGCGATGTGCAAGATGTTGCTGATGCTATGTCTGATTTATCTAATTACACCGCCGACGCTGTTCGAGGCGTTGGAGTATTGGCTGGCAAATTAACTGATTTAGACAAGAAGTCCACCGGTGGCATTTTAAGCAAGTTGGTATCTGCTAACTTTAGATACAGCTTACTTGGTCAATTGGCCGCTTTAGGCGATGAGTCACAAGCTCGCCCAAGAGCAGGCCGTCGCTTCATGGGTGGCGCACAGGCTAACCTTTACTCATCATCAGAGGCAGCAGAAAAGAAGCGCCAAGCCCAGCAAAAGAAATTCGCCGATGCTCAGATCAAGGCAACTAAGGCACTCACAGCAGAGCAAAAGAAGCAGGCAGCACTTAAGAAGGCTCAAGGCATATTCGACCTAGAGCAGATTCAGATTATTGCTGCGTTGCAGGGCAATCTCTCAAAAGAGGAAAGAACTCGCCTTGAGGCTCAGTTAGCCTTACTGAGTGGTAACGAAGCAGTAGCCACTTCTTTGACTAAGCAGATTCTCATGTCACAGGATGCAACAGGCAACCTTTACAAGTTATGGCAAACCCTTCCAGATGCTCGCAACCCATTTGCTTACCTTGAGGAATACCTCAACGGACTAGCTAAGAAAGCTGCAGCAGTCCTCTCAGGTGGTGCAAGCGGCACAGCGCCAGTAACTCCTACTAACGTGACTCCTAGCGTTGTCGGCACTCCATTCGGACAGGCAGGATCATCACAAGAGGCAGCAGCCATCAGACAACTTGGTACACCTTTCGGACAAGCAGGTGGCAATGGCTCAGGTTATATCGGCACTCCTTTCGGACAGGCGCAACCAATCGTTGTGCAGATTGATGGCAAAACCGTCGCATCAGCTCTGCAAGATACTTCGATGTCAGGCATCCCTTCAGCCATTAACAGAACTTATGGAAGCTTCGCTGGTCGATGACATTACCTGCCGAAATATCCGTATCGTTTGACTTCTCGTCATCCGCGACCTTCGGGTATCCCTTTACAATCGGCGATGCCAAGTACGGAGTTCTAGGTACTGGCACACTTGGTTCATCTACAGTTCCAGCTCCTATTGTTGATCTCACTCCCAACGTTCGCAATATCACTATCAACCGAGGCAGAGATATCCAGAGCGATACCTATGTTGCTGGTACAGCCGTTGTACGCATCACAGACCCAGACTCTTACTTTAACCCTCAGAACACAGCCAGCCCTTACTACGGCTATTTAGTGCCTCTGCGCAAGGTTCGTATTGCAGCCACAACAGCGACAGCGCAGGAGTTCTTATTCTCAGGTTATACAACTGAGTATCGATATACCTATGACCAAGCAGAGCAGATGGGTTATGTGGATATCTATGTAGCTGATGCCTTCCGTCTCTTTAACTTGGCGCAGGTCACAACGGTGGCAGACTCAGGAGCAGGGCAATCTACCGGCACACGCATAGGCAAGATTCTCGATCAGGTGGACTTCCCATCCAATATGCGCACAATCGCAACGGGTCAATCCAACTGCATCGCTGACCCTGCAACCCTACGCACAAGCCTTAACGCCATTAAGAACGCAGAGTTCTCAGAGCAGGGCGCGTTCTTTATCAATGGCTCAGGGACAGCCGTGTTCAAGGATAGAAATACAGTTGCCTCATCTATTGCTGGTACTCCTATCGAGTTTAATCAAACCGGCGGTATCCCTTACCGTAACCTCGTGTTTGCCTTCGATGACAAGCTCATCATCAATCAGGCTCAGATGACCCGATACGGCGGCACAGCCCAGTTCGCACAGAACGCAGACAGCATTGCCCGATACTTCCCTCACCAGTACAGCGCACAGGATTTGGTTATTGATACCGATGCCAATGCCCTCAATATCGCTGCCACCTATGTAGCAACTAGAGCTGAGACCACCATCCGCATTGACCAAATGCTTGTTGATCTACTAGACCCAGCAGTACCAACTGACACAATGATTGGCTTGGATTACTTTGACAATCTACGGATTAGCAATATCCAGCCTGACGGCTCAACCATTACTAAGACCCTGCAATGCCAAGGTCTTTCATGGAATATCAGCCCTAACAGCATGAGCGTTACAGTAACAACACTTGAGCCCATCGTCGATGGATTCATCATAGGAAGCACAGAACGCGGTATAATTGGCGTGAGTGCAATGACTTACTAGGAGATATAAATGGCAACAGGCTTCCCTTCGGCTACAGGAGATATCCTTACAGCTGCAATGTTCAACGGCTTAGTGTCGTTCACCGTCGGCTCAGATCAGACAGCAGACTACACAGCAGTCCTAACCGACCAGTATCAGACACTAGTACCTATGAACAAGGCAACAGCCGTTGCGTTCAAGTTGCCTACCAATGCCTCAGTAGCCTTCCCAGTAGGCACAGCCATCACAGTCCTCAACAAGGGCGCTGGAACAGTCACAATCTCGGCAGTTACTTCAGGCACAACTACAGTTCTTTCAGCAGGTGCCGTAGCAGCTTCTCCTACTCTTGGACAATACAAGACAGCAGTTTGTATTAAAACAGCAACAGACACTTGGTACGTTGTAGGATCAATCGCATAATGATTGGTGCTATTACTGCAGGTCTATTTGGAGTTAGCGGAGTTGTTCCGTTAAATCTTGAATTTTTAGTAGTTGCTGGTGGCGGTGGTTCAGGTCAAGATTACACAGCTGGCGCTGGCGCTGGTGGTTACAGAACTGGAACATTAACTCCATTTTCTTTAAGTACTAATTACACCTGTACAGTTGGCGGTGGCGGCGCAGGTAGTACAAGCGCAGCTGATGGAGCAAATGGCAGCGTTTCAGTATTCAATACAATAACCTCTGCTGGTGGCGGCGGATCTAAATCAGGACTCGGTGGTGCAGCAGGTGTTGATGGTGGTAGCGGTTCAGGCGCACCAAGCACTACAACAACAGGCAAAACAGGCGGTTTAGGTAATACTCCTAGCACTTCACCATCTCAAGGCAATAACGGTGGTTCAAGCGTTTTAGGTACTGGCGGCACAGGTCAAAATGACTTCCCTAACGGCGGTGGCGGTGGCGCAGGTGCCGTTGGTGCTAATGGTTCAGGAAGCCAATCAGGTAATGGTGGAAACGGTGTTTCAAATTCAATTACTGGAACAGCAACCTATTACGCGGGTGGCGGTGGAGGTGGTGGTTACTCAGGTGGAGCAAGCCGACCAACACTAGCCGGAACTGGTGGACTCGGTGGCGGTGGTAACGGTAACGGAACAACTAGCGGCGCAGGTGGTAATGGAACAGCCAACACAGGTGGCGGCGCAGGTGGCGCACGCGGTGGCGGCGGCGCAGGTGGTAATGGTGGTTCCGGTGTTGTCATTCTTAGATACCCAAATACTGCAACAATTACAATCGGAGCAGGTTTAACTGGATCAACTACAACAGATGGTTCATTTAAGGTAACAACACTTACCGCAGGCACGGGAAATGTGAGCTGGACATAATGGCACACTACGCATTTTTAGACGAAAATAACATTGTTACAGAAGTCATTGTTGGAGTAGATGAATCTGAACTAATTGAGGGTTTAGACCCTGAGATTTGGTATAGTCAATTTAGAGGACAAGTTTGCAAGCGTACTTCTTACAATGGAAAGATTCGCTATAACTATGCAGGGCTTGGATACACCTATGATCCAATTGATGATGCCTTTATCGCTCCAGCGCCATGCGCACACGATGAATTGACTCTTACAGCTCAGAAGCGTTGGGAGTGTTCTCACGCTTCTCATGTGGTGATTATTGATGAGTCCTAAACTATGCAAAGCCGGACAACAGTTAAGGCTTCAAATCGATGATACTTTCAGTTCAAGAGATAAGACCTCAGACGGCTGGCTTGGCGATTACCGTCATTCAACGCGTGCTTCTGACCACAATCCTGATGCAGCAGGTATCGTCAGAGCCATTGATATTGACAGGGATTTATCTGGAAAGAAAAAGCCAGACCTCATGCCTGACCTTGCGGATCAGATTCGACACGCAGCAAAGTCTGACAAGAGAATTGCTTACATCATCTTCAACGGCAAAATTGCTTCCCCTCGCATGGGGTGGCGCTGGCGCAAGTATCGCGGAATCAATCCGCATGACCACCATTGCCATATCTCTTTCACTAAGCAAGGCGATACAGACGGTTCGTTCTTTAATATCCCTATGTTAGGCGGCACACTATGAACATGAAGCACCCAGCAATCGTCAGCCTTGGCGCGTTCCTAGCAGTATGGGGAACAACATCTAACTTTGCGTTGGATTATCGCTCTATCCTCGGTTCAATCGTGGCTGGAGTATTCGGATACGCGAGCCCAAAAAAATGACACAACAGGACTTCTTTACCCTTTACTTCGCAAGCCTTGGCATTATTGGCGGCTTGGCTGGGTATGTCATTACTCATTTACTCTCTGAAATTAAGAGACTGAACTCGCGTGTCGATGAGATTTACAACATACTCCTAGATAGATAATAAAGTCATGGCAGCTAAGAAGCGACCAGCACCGAGAAGCAAGAAGGTTATTGACCTTGACACTTACTCTGCTCTCGATGCTTACTGCATAAGTCTTAACGAGTATTACAGAGCGCTAAGGCGCGCTTCATTTAGTGCTGACATGGCGTTCTGGTTATTACTAGATCGTGAGTCTTATCCTGATTGGATTCTGCCTAACCTTCCCAATCGCATAGACAATATCCCCTACGATGAGGACGATGACGATTAAGAAAATCGTAATACTTTCAGACCTGCAAGTGCCTTTCGAGGATACCCATGTAGCCCGAAATATAGCCCGATTTTTAGGGTCATTTAAACCTGACCAGACCGTAACCATCGGTGATGAGATTGACTTCCAGACTATCTCCAAGTGGTCAGAGGGAACACCTCAAGCCTACGAGCAGAGCCTTGGCGATGATAGAGACCGATGCGTAGAGCTGCTATGGGAACTAGGCGTAACAGACTGCATACGATCTAACCACACAGACCGGCTCTACAACATCATCATGAAAAAGATACCCTCATTCCTATCCTTGCCTGAGCTGCGCTTTGAGAAGTTCATGAAGTTCGATGAGCTAGGCATAACCTTTCATAAGAACCCAATGAACATCGCTCCAGGCTGGATTGCAGTACATGGAGACCATACGCCTATCAAGCAGCAGGGTGGGCTCTCAGCCCTTGAGGCAGCCCGTAGGCATGGCAAGAATGTCATCTCAGGACATACTCACAGAGCAGGGCGTAGCGCCTTCACAGAAGCCTCTGGCGGGCGTTTAGGGCGTGTTTTACATGGAGTTGAGGTAGGTAATCTAATGGACTTCAGACAAGCCTCATACACCAAGGGAACGGCTAATTGGCAGCAAGCCTTCGCCATCATGTATGTCAAGGGCAGCAATGTCCAAGTGGACATCATCCATATTGAAAAGAACGGTACGTTCATTGTGCAGGGCAAGGTATATGGAAGGCCACGCTAGTATCGCAATCCCCTATTTTGAGGATGAAGACCCGTCTCAAATCGTTATCATTTCGTTATCTAAAAAAGGCGGCTGCCGCATAAGACTCATGTAATCTAAGCCCTAACAACAACGAAAGGGGCTCAAGATGAGTATTTATCTCATTGCATTTCTAGCAGTAACTATCCCGTTCTTAGCTGGCTATTATCTTGGCTGTGCTGATGGCAAGGTAGAAGGTCGCATCGAGCAGTTTCAGGCGAAGCGATGAATGCCGGTGATTTCCTCAACGAAGCAAGAGCAACAATCGAGGATCGTGGAATGGACTACGGTCACCCGACAGACAATATGTCCAGAACTGCATCACTTTGGTCTGCATACCTCGAAATGCCGGTTACGGATTACCAAGTGGCGATGTGTCTGGCGCTGGTCAAAGTCGCAAGAAGTATGGAGACATCAAAGGTCGATAATTACATCGACGGAAGCGCCTACTTTGCTATATCAGGACAACTGAGAGTTCAGGAGAACGATTTATATGTTTAATCTAGATGATTACGAGACAGTTGAGGAACGCCTAGTTAAGTTTTGGAAGGATCACCCAGATGGTCAGATTCACACAAAGGTTCTTGAGCATACTTCTGCTCGATTTATCGTTGAAGCTAGTATCTATCGAACTGAGGCTGACCCTAGGCCGTGGACAACTGGCCTTGCTGAGGAGACGGTACAAGGTCGTGGAGTTAATGCTACTTCCGCTCTTGAAAACTGTGAGACGTCTGCGATTGGCCGCGCACTCGCAAATGCAGGCTACGCTACTAAGGGCAAGCGAGCATCTCGCGAGGAGATGACCAAGGTTGCTGCTCAGTCTAAGGTAAAGGCTAACATCGATGAAGTAAAGGCTAAGATGGCAGATACATCGAAGGAATATATACCAGTCGAGAAAGAGAGTGACCCTTGGACAGTTTCAAGTGCTGCACCGGTGACAACAATGGAGCAAGCTGTAGAGATGGTGAAGGATGTCCTTGGTGGCACTCCGATAGACGAGAGCTGTATTCATGGTGCTCGTGTATGGAAAACCGGAACTTCTAAAGCCGGTAAGCAGTACGGAATGTGGAAGTGCAATGTTTCTAGACAGAACACACAAGATGAGCCATGCGATCCTATTTGGTACGAGATATCTAGCGATGGTACTTGGAAGCCACAGGTGAAGAAGTAATGAGTATCCGTATTTGTCGCACTTGTGGAAAGAAGTTCGAAGGCGTAACGATGGGCATGGTTAGATGCATGAATTGTTATGACAAGCCAAAGAAGGTAAAGCGCTAATGGGTCACTTAGAGTTCTTAAACCAAGATAATGAGTGGGAGCGATTCCCTACCGAGGAAGAAGAAGCGAACCTACGCAAGAACGCTGAGGCTTTAGAAGAGTTGGGTTATATGCTGATTTGTCAGTTGTGTAATGCAGCTCCTACATGGCTTCAGATTCGTAAGCGCTGGATATCAAAAGAGTGGACTTGCGATAAGTGCCACACAGTTAACTCTGCTGGTCGTGCATGACACGACACAGAAAAGACCGAGGCTTGCGTACTGAGCGAGTGGTTGCAGCCTATCTCTCGCAATGGTGGAGAAGCGCAGGCGTAGGTCGTGGGGCTGGAAAAGATATAACCAACGTCCCGTTCGACGTTGAGGTTAAGGCTAGATCGGCGTTCCAGCCATTGGAGTGGCTGCGTCAAGCAACCAAGCGAGCAGGTGGCAAAGAGTTGCCGTTCGTGGTGTGTCGTATGAATGGACAGGGTGAAGATGCTTCCGAGTATCTTGCTTTCATGCGATTTGGTGACTTGGTGCAGTTACTCCTACCAATCTACGGAGATATCCAGAAAGATTCGGTAGAATTAGAACCTGAGAGATGCGCACAATGCGGATCGTGGAAGTTAAAGGAAGTGCCATGCCGCTTATGCCAAACAGTCGAGGAAAGACTGAAAAGGTATCCTGATGCCAATCTATGAGTTTGAATGTAATAACGAGTCATGCGAGGCCAATGCCCGCTATGACAAAGAACTATCCATCAGCGAGCCGCATGATCTAGATTGTCCGTTCTGCGGTGAGACAATGAGGAAGGTGTACTCAAGTGTTCCAGCAGTCCATTTCAAAGGTTCAGGATTCTATTCAACCGATTCTA